AAGGTGGGTCTACCTATGATGCAGGTATGGGATCTGGTGGAGTGACTGTGGACTGGGATATTTGATTGGAGGTAGGTATGTTTGAAGGCATAGACAAAGCGTTGGGAGTGCCCTCATCAGAGGCTCCTGCGGAAACTAAACCACTTGTGGTAGCCGTTCCAACGGAGGGTGTAGTGCTTTCGCAGGAGCGAATTGACGCAGACCTGCGGCTGGACTACGATTCTGTGCGCAAGAATCTCAAAGAACTGGTGGAGTCAGGAAAGGTTGCACTGGACGGCATCATAAACGTAGCCCAAGAGGGAGACTCCCCACGAGCATACGAGGTGGTAGCCCAACTCATCAAAACCCTTTCCGATACAAACAAGGATCTGTTGGAAATGCACACGAAGGTGAAAGCCATCCGAAAGAGTGAAACCACTGTGAACAACGTGAACAACACCACCCAATCCATTTACCTTGGGTCCACAAAGGATCTGCAAGACATCATCAACGCTGCTCGTTCCACCACAAAGGCATTTGATAATAGACCTGATGTACTGGAAGCCATAGTGGAAGACAACAGCAATGAGCAGTAAAAGCAACAAGTACCTAGGCAACTCCAATCTGAAGGCAGCGGGCGTAAAGATCAACTTTTCGCCCGAGCAGATCGAGGAGTACGTGAAGTGCTCTCAAGATCCTCTGTACTTCATTCGCAACTACGTGAAGATTGTGTCCCTTGACAAGGGCTTGGTGCCTTTCGAGCCTTACGATTTCCAAGAGGACATGATCCGTACCATTCACGAAAACCGTTTCGTGATCGGCAAACTGCCCCGTCAGACGGGCAAATCCACCACAATCATTTCGTATCTGCTCCACTATGTGCTGTTCAACCAGAGCATGAGCGTTGCCATTCTTGCAAACAAACTAAACACTGCAAGAGAACTGCTTGGTCGCCTGAAACTAGCCTACGAGTACCTACCCATGTGGTTGCAGCAGGGTGTGGTGGAGTGGAACAAGGGATCCATTGTACTGGAGAACGGTTCCAAGATTCTTGCTTCGGCTACTTCGTCATCGGCTGTGCGTGGTGGATCGTTCAACTACATCTTCTTGGACGAGTTTGCGTACGTGCCACAGAATGTTGCGGAAGAGTTCTTCTCGTCTGTGTACCCCACCATCACCAGTGGTAAAAGCACAAAGGTGACCATTATCTCAACGCCCAAAGGCTTGAATATGTTCTACCGCTTTTGGGTGAATGCGAACAAGAAGCCCGGCGAAGAAGGCAAAAACGAGTACGTACCCATAGAGGTTCACTGGAGTGACGTGCCTGGTCGTGATGACGCGTGGCGCAAGCAAACCATATCAAACACGTCCGAAGAGCAGTTCCGCACGGAGTTTGAGTGCGAATTCTTGGGGTCGATGAACACCCTCATCCACCCCGAGAAACTGAAGTGCATGGTGTACCGCACTCCAGAGTACTGGAACGGTGAGGGGCTGCGGGTGTATCAAAAACCTGTGGTGGGGCACAACTACGTGGCAGTTGTGGACACTGCTCGGGGACAGGGACTGGACTACCACGCGTTCAGTGTGGTGGACGTGACCCAAATTCCGTATCGGGTGGTAGCCACCTTCAGGAACAACCAGATACCGCCCATGTTGTATCCCAATGCCATCTATCCGGTGCTGCGCCAGTACAACAACGCGTACGTACTGGTGGAAGTAAACGATATTGGCGGACAGGTAGCCGATATTCTGCACGACGAATTGGAATACGACAACGTGATCTACGTGTCCCAAATGGGTCGCAAGGGTCAGGTCGTGAACGGCGGCTTTGGCAACCGAGGGGGAGCAGTAAAGGGCGTAAAGACTTCCACCGCAGTGAAGCGTATTGGGTGCTCCATCCTGAAGAGTCTTGTGGAGGACACCAAACTCATTGTGGAAGACTTCAACACCGTGGACGAGTTGTGTACCTTTGTAGCCAAGGGCGACTCCTTTGAAGCGGAAGACAACCACAACGACGATCTTGCCATGACCCTAGTGTTGTTTGGGTGGCTCACCACACAGACATATTTCAAATCAATCACTGGCAGCGACATCCGCAAAGACCTGTACGAAGACCAAATGAAGGTACTAGAGGAGGAAATGACCCCCTTCGGGTTCGTGGACGACGGCTTGGGAGACGTACAAACAGAAATGCGGGACAACAGTGGCACCACTTGGCGAGTAGGCAAAGGGGCAGAAGACCTAGATATGGGGTGGAATTTCTGATGCACTTGGTGACCGTTACGAAATAATACATACTGACAGCACAAACACACTGACTTCTTCACCAAGGAGACACACAAATGGCATTTAGAGTAAGCCCTGGCGTAAGCATCAAGGAAATTGACCTGACCACCATTGTTCCCGCAGTTGCCACCACTCCTGGCGGCTTCGCGGGCTACTTCCACTGGGGTCCGGTGGATGAAATTGTTACTGTGACCTCCCAGACCGAACTGGCTAACATCTTCGGGAAGCCAGATAACGACAACTACGTGGACTTTTTCACCGCAGGCAACTTCCTGTCCTACGGTAACAACTGCCAAACCGTTCGTGTGGTTGGGGCTGCGGCAAAGAACTCTCATGTTACAAAGGACGGACTAACTGGAACAGGAATTGCCACCCTTGTAATCAACAACGAAACACACTTTGGAGCCAGTGCAGGTCTTACTTCGTCAACACCAGCCGAGACTGGCACAGTTTTGTTTGCGTCCAAGTATCCTGGTGTTCTTGGAAACTCGCTGAAAGTCGTGATTACTTCTGGAACCGGAATCACTGGTGGTTCATTGGCTGCTCAGGCACTGCAAGGCGCAACATTTATTGATATGTACACTGGTGGACAGTCCCTGACTCGATATTTTGCAGTTGGCGACACCATTACCTTTGCTGACGGAACTTCGGTTCGTGTAAGCGGAGTTCAGAGTGGAACCACGGCAAACACTACTTTTACTACTCGTACTGCCACTAACGGTGACTTCTTTGGAGTTACCAGTGGTATTACTCTTGCTGGCACACTTCCACTAGTTCGTTTGCAGTTGAGCACGCTGCTTCCAAAGGGGCAAGCAAGCGGAACCACGTTTGATCTGAAGAGTGTGTACGCAGGGTACGTTTCTACAGGCACCACCACCAGCACCTACGCTTCCGATGCAGGTGGCGGTGGTGACCTCATCAACGTGCTTGTACTGGACAAGGACGGCAAGTGGACCGGTACATCAAACTCTCTTCTTGAAAAATTTGAGGGTGTGTCTCGCGCTACCGATGCCCGTAAGTTTGACGGCAGCAGCAACTACTACCGAACCGTGGTCAATGACCAGTCGGCGTATATTTGGGCACTTGGTCAGGATGTTGACGGTGCAAACGACGCTTACACAGCAACAAAGACCAACTGGACAGTGATTGGTCCTGCTCTGTCCACCACCTCTGCTGTTGGTGCTGGTGTAAACTCTTTGGGATTGACTGGTGCTGCATCAGCAATTCCTAACGATTCAGAGCGGTGGGCTAGCGGTTGGAGCAAGTTTGCAGACGCAGACCTAGTAGACGTTTCACTGCTTCCACTAGGCAACGCTTCGGCTACTCTTGCACAACTAGTCATCCAAAACGTGTGCGAGAAGCGTCTGGACTGCATGGCATTCGTGTCACCAAGGCAGACCGATGTGGAAAACAAGTTGCCGTACGAAGCCTTGAATGCAATCAAGACCTTCCGCGATAGCACCTTCAACGTGAACTCGTCGTACGCGGTGCTGGACAGCGGTTGGAAGTACCAACTGGACACGTTCAACAACCTGTTGCGTGTCATGCCACTCAACGCAGACATCGCAGGCTTGGTGGCTCGTACGGAGTTCACCAACGAAGCGTGGTTCTCGCCCGCAGGTTTCAACCGTGGGCAGGTCAAGGGTGTGGTGAAGTTGGCGTACAACCCGTCTTCCGAGGCACACCGCGACGAACTGTACACCCGTCAGGTCAACCCTGTCGTGTCGTTCCCTGGCGAAGGCGTGATCCTGTTTGGCGACAAGACCATGCAAACCCGCCCGAGTGCGTTTGACCGCATCAATGTGCGCCGCCTGTTCATCATTCTTGAGAAAGCCATTGCAACCGCTTCCAAGTTCTTCCTGTTCGAGCAGAACGACTCGTTCACTCGCGCACAGTTCAAGAACCTTGTGGTTCCGTTCCTCAAGACTGTTCAGCAGCGTCGCGGCATCACCGACTTCAAGGTGGTGTGCGACGAAACGAACAACACCGGCGAAGTCATTGACCGTAATGAGTTCGTGGCAGACATCTTCATCAAGCCTACCCGCAGCATCAACTTCATCCAGTTGAACTTTGTCGCCACTAGCACTGGCGTGGACTTCAACGAGGTTGGTGGATAAGGCATACATAAACAGAAGGAGTAACCATGCCAGTAGAACCCACTAACAACATTTCAGGGTTTGTAAACGCCTTTTCGGGCGGTGGTGTACGCACGAATCTGTTCGTAGTAAACGGTGTAATACCCGGCTTCAGCGACACTCGTGCCATCTCGTTCTTGTGCAAGGCAGCGCAGATTCCTGCGTCTTCGCTCGGCACCATTGAAGTTCCGTATCGTGGTCGCCGCATCAAGATTCCAGGCGACCGCGTGTTCCAAGACTGGAGCCTTACCATTATTTCAGACGCAAACCTAAAACTGCGGTCTGCGTTTGAGTTTTGGAGTGCTCGTTTCAACAGCCACGTTGCAAACACTTCAGACGTGAACTTCATGCAGTTCATGCCTACGTGGTCGGTGACCCAGTTGAAGCGCGACGGCGAAGCACTGCGCACGTACAACTTTGTTGGCTGCTTCCCCAGCGAAGTAGGCACAATTGACTTGTCGTATGAAAACAACGATCAAATTGCCGAGTTCCCCGTGACTCTCAACTATTCGTGGTGGGAAGCCGCTGAAGGTGCTGCTGTTCCTGCCACTGGTACTGGTCAGGAGAACATCTCTGCTCTCCTACAGCAGGCGGGCATAAATATCGGCAGTGGTTTCTGATACACAACTTCTTTGACAGGATTCTACATTTATGCCAATCAATCTGCCATTTGGGTTCGTTTTAGGTAGAACAGGGGGGGTTCCGAAACAAGAGGATCGGAAAACCCCCTCTTTTGTCGCTCCGGATTACGATGACGGAGCAGTGCCAATTGAAGTGGGCGGGTACTACGGTGCCTTTGTTGACTTTGACGGCACGATCAAAACCGACATCGACCTCATACACAAGTACCGAGACATGGCAATCCACCCTGAAGTGGAAACTGCCATTGCAGACATCTGCAACGAGTCTATTGTGTACAGTGACGCACTTGAAACGGTGAAGATTGACACTGGAGACATCAAGCAGAGCAAGTCCATCAAGGACAAGATTGAAGAAGAGTTCCAAGAGGTGCTTGGGCTACTGGACTTTTCTCGTCGGGGCTACGAGATTTTCCGCAAGTGGTACATTGACAGTCGATTGTACTACCACGTCATTGTGGACGAGAACAACAAGAAGAAGGGCATTAAAGAACTGCGCCCCATTGATCCGGTAAAAATCCGCAAGATACGCAGCATCAAGAAGAAGCCCCTTGTAAAGGACGCAACCAAGCGTCCGTCGTCCATACAGATCATTGACTCTGTTGAAGAGTTCTATGTGTACAACGACAAGGAGCCTAACTCTGCTGCGGTAAGCATGGAAGGCTTGAAGATCAGTCCTGATTCCATTTGCTTTGTGCACTCGGGGCTGTTTGACTCGTCTCGCAAGCGGGTCATTGGTTACCTACACAAAGCCATCAAAGCACTGAACCAGTTGCGCATGATTGAAGACGCAGTGGTGATCTACCGAATCACCCGCGCTCCTGAACGCCGCGTGTTCTACGTGGACGTTGGAAACTTGCCCAAGCAGAAAGCAGAAGAGTACGTTCGCGGGCTGATGAATCGCTACCGCAACAAACTCATGTACGACCCCAACACGGGTGAAGTTGCAGACGGTCGCAAGCATATGTCCATGCTTGAAGACTTTTGGATGCCACGGCGTGAAGGCGGCAAGGGCACGGAAATCACCACACTTGCAGGGGGTCAGAACCTTGCAGAGATGGACGACGTAAAGTACTTCCAAAAGAAACTGTTCCAGGCACTGAACGTGCCGTCGTCCAGACTGGAAGAGTCCACAGGATTCAATCTTGGTCGCGCATCAGAAATTTCGCGCGACGAAGTAAAGTTCTTCAAGTTCATTGAACGACTCCGTATGAAGTTCTCTGAACTGTTCCTTGAACTGCTGCGTGTCCAGTTGATTCTGAAGGGCATCATCAAGGAGAGCGAGTGGCAGGACATTGAAGGCAAACTACGGTTTGAGTTCATCAAGGACTCGCACTTCAGTGAACTGAAAGAGAACGAGATCCTGAAGGAACGTCTGCTGTCGTGTCGGGACGCAGAAGATTTTGTGGGCAAGTACTTCTCCCGCGAGTGGGTACGCAAGCACGTTCTGCGGCAGACAGAAGACGACATTGAGCAGATCGACAAGCAGATAGAAGAAGAGCAAGCCAGTGGCGTAATTGCACCTCCCGAAGGCGCAGCCCCACCGCAAGAAGAAGCACCACAAAGCGAGCCTGAACCTGCCGCACCGCCTGCTCCTGCTTCAGGAGCACAGGAACCTGAAATCACCATTGGTGAGATTGATCCAGGTGTGGATGAAGAAGACGTGAACTACTAAAGGAGACTCCCGTGGATTCACTAGATATCTCGTATTCTGAGTTCAAAAATGCAATACACTCCTCGCTGGCAGAGCGGTTACGCGAACGCCTTGCCCGTGAGAAGCAGATTATTTCAAACACAATTTTGGGTGATTCGGAAGAAGACACCACGCCAGAAACCCAGTCAAACGCAGACGACAACTAAATAATCTGTCACGAAAGGACGCTCATGGACACCAATCGCAAAATAGTACAAGCCCTGTTGTTGAAAGACTACGCAAGCCTCAAGGAGAGCGTGTTTTCTTTGCTGTACGCCAAGGCATCACTGGCTCTTGACGAGGCTCGCGTTGCAGTGGCTAACGCCGTGTTCAACGAAGCCTCGGAAATCAAACCTAGTCCTGAACGAGCAGCCCGCGTGAAGCGTGAGATCGGAAAGCCGTTGATGTACGCAGGAAAGAAAGCAGGGACAACTGGAATCAGAACTGCGGAGGGCAAACTAAAAGAAGCCACCGAGCAATTAGATGAGGTGTCGCCTCCTGATATGGAGAAGATGACAGGCTCCAAGAAGACCAAGGCTTCGTT